GGGTCCTTATATGGTGGTTAATAAAAGTGACCTAAAAACAGCAGGGAGGAAAGTGTGAAGAAATACATACTTGATAATTTACCTACAATTTGGGTAATTGCAGTATTTGTACTTGGTATGGCTTTAGCAGCTAATCATGCAAATGCAAATGAAAACAAATCAATAACACCTAAAGAGTTTGCTACAACTATAAGTGAAGTACCAGGTAAAGTTGGTAACTTTATTACAAATGAAGTTGATAAAACAAAAGAGTATCAAAAGAAAAGTTGGGCTGAAATGAAAACTAAATGGCCTTTCACAATGTTTAATAAAAAAGACTAATGCATACTATTAAACAATTTTGTGATAAGATTGATTCTATTAAGTCCATGGCGGATGATTTAAGAAAAACTCCGCCATCTGACCCTAATTTAAAAAATAAAATAGAAGTTATACAATCTGATTGTTTATTAGTTGCAAAAGGTAAAGTTGATAAAGAATTTTTTACAAATATAAATGACTATGAAAAAAATAATTATGGTGACTATTCTGGCATTGACCATGACGGCGTGTTCATCAATGAAAAAGAATGAAGAAGGTAAATATGAAATCAATCCAATCGGTTCTGTTATTAGGACTATCATTGGTGTTCCTGACCAATTGCAGCTCTTTGAATAGAAGTCATATGGGTGCAGTATCAGGTGGTGCAACAGGTATAACTGCTTGTATTACAGCAGGTGCTTCAGACCCTTATGTTACCGGTGCGTGTGCTATTACAGGTGCTTTTGCAGGTGCAGAATTAATGTACAATTCAGATTATGATGTACACAACGCAGTATTTGTAGACCATTTAAATACAAGTGATACTGGTTCCAGTTATACAAATTGGTATAATAAGAAAACAGGTAACTCTGGTATAATACATGTTACCAGGTCGTACCTAGAGGGGCCATTTAAATGTAAAGATTATGACGCTACAATAGATATTACCAATAGTTGGCCGTTAGTTGGTATTGGTGGTGTCAATAGAGAAGTTGTATTTGGTACTGCTTGTCAGTTACCAGATGGAAGATGGATAGAAAAAAAATGAGTAGATATAGTGAAAGAATAGAACAATTAGAGAACGAAGTTAAAGAAAAGCAAGAGGAGATTGAAATTACTAACAAACAATCCACCATTGACAATCTTGAAGAAGAGATATATAATACTAAACAAAGTATTGAAGAATTGAAAAAATATGTTTGACCCTTTTAATTATGAAAGAGTAAGAAGATATCTTACATGGACTTTTATATTAATTATCTTTATGGTAATTACAGGTATCGCAGTTGCAGGCGAACAAGTTTTACACAGCAAAATTAAAACAATATCACCAGACAAAGTTGATGGTCAGTATTGTTATGTAAAAATTGAAATAGTGCAAGAAGGCGATACTATTACAAAAAGAGAAATTTTAGAGTGTGCTGATGGTAAAAAAGGCATTGAAACACCAGGTTATTGGGAGTTATTTGCTCAATTTTATTATCGTGATGTAGGTACACCTGAATATTGCCGATATTATAGTCGGAATAAACATGCTTTTAAATCACCAGGAAAAGTTTGTTTAGATGTAAATGGTGAATGGGAGGTAAGATGATTAGAAACTTAATCATTATTGCTCTCGTACTAGTTATTATGTATGAAGTATCAAGTGAGGACGCATTAGCATATGTACAATCCACGCTTGACTTTTTGCAAGAATTAGTTTATAGTATGAAGGAGAGTGATAAAATATGATGAAAAATAAACTAAAAACAATAGGTCTTGTATTAGCAATTGCTGGATTATCAGCTTGTTCTAGTATGAATAGTACCTATAAGATAAAATCAGAGAAAGGTAATGTTGTTGATAAAGTACCATCTTGGTACATGGCTAATATCAATGAGTCGAAAGCTTGCGACCTTAAATGGTTAAAGAAATCAGACAATGATAAGCAATGTATCTTTGGTGTTGCAACAGCAGTTTCGCCTGATTTACAATTGTCAATAGAGAAAGCCAAAATGATGGCAAAATCTGAATTGGCAGATATTATCAAGGGAGAAATGAATAAAGAGTCAAAACAATTCATTAAAGAACTTGGTAAAACAGAAACAAAAACCGTGGTAACAGAGGTTGAAACAATAATAGTAAATATTATTACAGATACACCTGTTAGAGGCTACGAAATCTTTGCTCAAGATGTTACATTAACTAAAAATGGTTATTATAGAACATGGATTGGCATGAGATTGCCTCTTGGTGAATACAATAAGATGTTTAATTACACTATTGAACAAGCCGTTGACGCTTACAATCTAAATGATGAGAGTCAAAAAGCATGGGATAATCTAAAGAAAAAAGATGACGATAATAGTTTATAGTAAAAACAATTGCGTCTATTGTACCAAGGCCAAACACATGTTAAAGACACTTGGCCTTGATTACGAAGAAAAAATGATGGAGTCGTTTGACTCACCACAGGCAATGCTAGAAGACATTGGTAAAAATGTTAGAACCATGCCACAAATAAAAATAGATGGTGAGTTAATTGGTGGATATAATCAGTTAGTAGAATACTTTGCTGATAAAGGTAAAGTGAATTTCAAAGGAGAGATTATAAGTGAATGATAAAGACAACATCATATTATTTCCAACAAATAGGATTAAAGATAAAACAACAGCGTCAAAACCTGTTGACGACAAAGCACACAAAAAATTAGTTGAAGAACAAACTAAAGAATTTGTGGAAGGCAATGTTGATGATATTGCTTATACATTATTAGATAAATTTGTGAATATGGGTATTAGAACTAGTCAAATGACATTTACAGCTGATTTAGCATTAGTTATAGATTCAATTAGAGGACTGATTTACAGAGATTTTGGTAAAAAACATCCAGCACAACAACTTACAGACGCAATGGTAACCTTGAACGCAAAAGGCAGTAAGAAAACTGCTCAGTTAAACTACAATAAAGTATTACCAACAAACCATAAACCACACAAACCATTGTCGCCAGATATAGAGGACGAAGTTAGAGATTTAGCAGATATGGCTGATATACACTTTACACCTGACTTTGACCCGGATAAAAAATGAATTCGCCTGATAAACTAGTAAACTATGCTTTGCCAGGCAATTGTAGGAGTACATTAAACTCAAAAGAAGAAAGGATATTAAACAATGTTTAATTTTTTTAACAACAATAAAGGAGATGAAGTTATGGCAAAAGCTAAACTTTCAAAAACAGCAAAATTGAGAAATCTTTTTGCAAAAGGTTCAGATGTTTCTTGGAAACAAATGAGAAACACTTACGACCTTAAATCACCAGCTGCAATGGTTGGTAAATTAAGAAACGAAGGAATGATGATTTATGAGAATAGAACATCAAAAGGCGTTTCTTACAGAGTTGGAACACCATCAAAAGCTATTATAGCTGCTGGTATCAACGCTGTATTCGGTAAGCAAATCGCTTATTCGGCGTAATTAAAAATAGGAGACGGAGGGCCCCTAGGTCCTCCGTTTTCACTTTAACTGGTAAAAAGGTTTTTATGACAGATAGTGATGAGAAACAAAGAGGCCTAGACGCTACCATGGAAAACGAGGGTAATAGAGACCTATCGCCAATGGTACAGATTTCTATAAAAGAGTATGACAAATTAAAAGAACAAAAAAATTATATTACAGACCCTAATTTAATCGGAGTTATAGATAAACTAGAGGAGTTAGTGAGAGCATTAAGAAAACATATAATTAGGAAGTTTTAATGGAATTATTAGGTTTATTTTTTATAGGTGTACCTGTATCAATTGTAGTATTATGGGTTATTATAAAAAATTTAGATAGTAATTATAAAGACAATAATGATAACGGACCACCAGATGACAATTGCTAAAACTAAACAACAAAGATTAGTACAGACATTAGCTGAATCTCATAAAGATAAGACAATGACTCGTAAAGTTGATACTTATGAATATGAAAGTCTTGAAACATGCATACAAACTGAACAAGTACCACCATCAGAGATAGCAGAATTATTTACAGATAAAGCTTTCTACAAATGGTATAGTAAAAGAAATTTTATATGAACAAATTTATAGACCCTAAAAACCCCCATACGGTTGGTAAAAGTGCATGGAACCTAGGTAACCATGTATTGATATTAGGTTTTATAATGTCATTAGTATTCGTAGTATGGGTGTCGTATAAATAGAAATATGAATTGAAGGAGAAATTATGGCAGAGCAACAAAGAAATCCAAATTTAATGAATCCGGCAATGATGAAAGCCACAAATACCACATCAGGTATTGGTGAGAATGTTCAACTTATGTCCGAGATTTTAACAAAAGTTAATAACGCAAAAGACAAACCAAAAAAGATAGCAGTATTGCAACAAAACGCAAGTGCTCCTCTTAAACAAGTTTTAAAAGGTGCATTTGATTCAAATATTGTATGGGATTTACCAGCAGGTGACCCACCATATATTGCTAACGAAGCACCAATCGGTACTGAACACGGTTTATTAAGAAACGAAGCTAAGAGATTGTGGCATTTTGTAAAAGGCGCAGACAATGACCTTACAAAAACACAAAAAGAAACCATGTTTATTCAAATGTTAGAAGGATTACACCAAGACGAAGCTAAAGTTTTACTTGGTATGAAGAACAAATCTTTAAATAAGATGTATAAAGGGTTGACCGAATCAGTAGTTAAAGAGGCATTTGGTTGGAATGATAAGTTTTTGCGTGAGGAACCAGTACAAAACTAGAACATCTAGTTTGTCGCACCCCAAAAATCGCAGAAAATAACAGCTTTTTTATGAAAAAAGTGCTTGCTTTATATACTGGATAGTGTATAGTGGTACCATAAATATTGAGAAAGGATATATTATGAAAAAAGTGATGTTTATTATATTATTGAATATGGCGATATGGGCTGGTTTAAGTGCTTTCGCAAATTCAGTAAAAGCAGATGACTATAACACAGCAGTTGTAGCTCATATAATCAAAGAAAAGATAAGTGGTAACAATGTAGATACCTCTGTATTAGAGGCAGAAATGCATAAGTTAGCATATCAGTTTTCTTTAGAAATGGTTGATGTGTTAGAAAAACATTTACCAAATATACTAGAGAGTTTAGCCGCTGAAATAAGACTAAAAGCAGACAGCAAATATAAGTGTGAGTTGTTAAAAGACACGAAGATTGCTGATAAGGAATGCATATAGTAGAAATGATAAATGATATTTTACAATCAATCTATGTGTATGTGCCACAAGAATTGGTAATTTTAATTCTTGCATGTTTAACCATGTTAATAATAGAGAGTGTAAAGAATGGCAAAAAAGGTTAAGAAGTCAGATGTTCTACCAGGCATACCGTTTGAGTTTGAATTCTATATGGTGTATTGGGAGGATATTCAAAGTGATTCAGGTTGGCGAACTTTAAAAGAAATACAAAAGTCAAAACCTGCTATTTGTGTATCTACTGGTTGGCTCGTAAAAGAGAATCGTGATGTGCATATTTTAATGAGTGATTATAACTATGATGAGCATGGTGAATTATCAGATGGTGGTAACACAACGGTGATACCTACCAAAAATGTGATACAAAAGTTTTTAATTAAAGGTTTATAATGAGAGGAATATATAATGCAACAAGTGAGAAAAAAATCAAAAGAACTAGACCACTATTTAAAATCCGTTATTAGTGCTGTCCCCAAAAAATTAGATAATTTTATTGAAGGCTCTGATAAGACAATGACCTATTATACTGGTAATTGGGCTACAGATGTATTGAATAATTTTACTGAAAAACAATCAGAAAAAATCTTTAAAACCATGTCTAAATATATGGACAATAATGGTTTACAATTCTTTCAAAAAAAGAATAAGAACATTGAGATTGGTACTTGGTCAGAATATGGCGAAAATGAGCCAGAGTCGATTTCTAGTTATGATTATATTGTAATTAGGAGAGTTAATGGTTAAAAAAATCAAAAAAGAAATAGCAGAGTTTCCTTACTCAAAAACTTGGTTATGGGCTAAAAGAATATTTTGGTCTATATTAGTATTAGCAATTGTATATGGTGTAGGTACATTTTATCCTAACCCTATTGCTAAAAAATGGGCAAACGAAGAAGTAAGACAAGAGCATACTATATGGGCACAAAACCTTGGTCTTATATCAAAAGAAATGAGATATACGAACAAGAAAGAATTTATAAAAGAACTAGGTTATTGTGTTGACTATATAAATTTTACAACACCAGTTGACAAAAGAGTGCCTATTGAAATGTTAGTAGGTCAGGCAGTATTAGAGTCGGGTTGGGGTCAATCAAGATTTGCTAAAGAGGCAAACAATTTATTTGGTATCAGAGTATTTAAATCAACAGCACCACATTTATTACCATTAGGTATGGAAAAATGGCAAGGTTGGGGTGTTAGAGTGTTTAAAACTAAATGTGATTCTGTAAGAGAATATATTAGATTGTTAAATGAACACCCGGCATATGAAGACTTTAGAATAATGAGAGATAAAATGATAGCAACAAATCAACCATTAGATTCAGTTAAACTTATTAAAACTTTAAAGGCATTTTCTACAACAACAGATTATGCTTCAAGAGTTATTAATATGATGTCAAAAATAGAAAAAGAATTATCATCTAAATAATAATATGTTTACAATATTAATAACATTTTTAAGTGCAATATCTATATCTGTAATAGCCGCTGGTTATTCTATTGTAGGTCTATCTACATTATTTGCAGGTGCAGTTGTACCTATTATTGCTATGGGTAGTGCATTAGAGGTAGGTAAATTAGTTGCCGCCTCTTGGTTGTATAATAACTGGCGCAATAAGTTAGTACCATATTCTATAAAAATGTATTTAACATTTGCAGTTATAGTATTAATCTTTATCACATCTATGGGTATCTTTGGTTTCTTATCAAAGGCACACCTTGACCAAGTGCAACCAGTATCATCTAATAATATAAAAATAGAATTAATAGATAAACAAATTAATCAACAACAAACTATTATAGATAGGTCACAAAAAACATTAGACCAACTTGATAAAGCTCTTGACAAATACATTGATATGGAGTATGTGACCAGAGGTCTAAAAGAAAGAAAGAAACAAGAAGAAGAAAGAAATTTACTTACAACGGCAATAAATGAGGCAAGTGATAAGATTGCTAATTTAACATTAAAGAAATCTGAACTTGCATTAGAACAAGATAAGATTGAGGCTGAAGTAGGACCAATTAAATATATTGCAGAATTAATATATGGTGAAAATGCAAAAGACCATTTTGACAAAGCTGTTAGGTGGGTAATAATAGTATTGATATTTGTATTTGACCCATTAGCTGTATTACTATTGATAGCGGCTAATATATCATTAAGGAGTAGAAAAGTTGCAAAAGAGGAAAAAGAAAACAAAATCCAAAAAGATTACCAAAAAGAGGCTACTAACGCAAAAGTTAGAGCGAAAAGAGTCAGAGATAGAGAAAAAATTTATAAAGACTTTTTTAAAAAATTAGGTACAAGAGACCTAAAGAATCGTGATTACGAAGAATTTTTTAGAAACATGGGTACAGAGGAAATTCGTAAATTAGGTTTGGATCCAGATGAAATCAGACTTAAATTAGACCAGATAATGGAGTGGAATGAACTTCCAACTGAAAAAACAACAAACAAGAGATATTTGGAGGTTGACAAAACCAAATAAATGGTATATAGTTATATTATGATAAAAACAATACCTACTAAATCACTTCAAATAAGAAGAATCAAAAGAGCTGAAGAGGCATGTAAAAGAGCAACTACTGATTGGTCTAAAAACTTTTGGTTTACAACTATGAAAAAGTTGTGTGAGAAATACGGTGAAATGGATTATTTTAGAAAGCAGATACATTAATGAATATATTTTATGTAGATAAACATCCAGTTAGAGCTGCTGAACAAATGTGTGATAAACATATTGTCAAAATGATTTTAGAGTCTGCTCAACTATTATCAACTTGTCATAGAGTACAAGATGGTACAGAATATTATGATAAGACAGCCAATGGTCGTAAGATAAAAAGATGGCGACACCCTAATCCTAATATTGAACCTATTTTATATAAAGCAGGGTGGGTAAAACATCCTAGCACAATTTGGTTATTTGAAAGTGCATATAATTATATTTGGTTATATAAACATATGCTAGCTTTAAACGAAGAATACAAAAAAAGATATAATCATAAAAAGAATCATGTTACGATTGATAAACTTGGTGAGGTTTTAAAATTTCCACCAAACAATGCTAAATATAATAAGATTGCAACGGACCCTAAACCTGCTATGCCTGAATATTGCAAAATACCTGGTGACGCAGTTGGTAGTTACAGGAAATATTATATTATGGAGAAACGAAGATTTGCTACCTGGAAAAGTCCAGCAAAGACACCAGAGTGGTATATAGAAGGAGTGAAACATGCGTGAACAGATAATTGAAGCATTAAAAAAACATGCCGAAGGTCATATTGAAAAACACAAAGCAAATGTAGAAGTGTTATTACAAAAGACTGCCGGTATTGCTGAACATCCTGATACTTTAGAAACTATTGAAAAAGAATTAACAATAATTGCTCAGTATGATGATGAATTAGAAATGCTAAATAAATATTTTACGAAAAAAGACCCATTTAAAAGTTAATGCCGATATATACATTTGAAAATACCAAGACAGGCAAAGTCTTTGATGATATGATGTCTATTGCAGAAAAAGAATCGTATCTAAAAAAGAATAAGCACATAAAACAGATGTTGACAACTATAAATATATCTAGCGGTGTTAGAGGTATGGGTAATATGAAAAATGATGGTGGCTGGAAAGACAATTTATCAAGAATTGCAGAGGCACACCCTACTAGTGAATTGGCACAACAACATAGACGAAGGTCTACAAAAGAAGTTAAAACGGCACAAGTAATACAGAAACACCGTAAAAGACAAAGAGGTAAAAAGTAATGGCAAAAGACATACCAGATTATTTAAGAGAGTATGACCTTGACCAAGATTGGGGTTTTACACCTGTCAGTAAGGCACCTGATTCTACACCGGCTGTAGATACTTCCGTTATAGAAACAAATAATGTTGAATTAGCAAAAGTAAAATCAGATGTCGGCGATATCAAAAGTATGATGAATGAAATCATGCAGATTGTGGCAGAAAAAGATAAGGTGACCGAAGTATTAGA